AAGCGTTTAAAAGAAGTAATAATTAATAAATAAAATAGATATGTATAGAATAAGAGGCAAAATAAGTAATATAGAAGATCAAGATATAAATACTGATAAAGGTGACTTTGTAAAAAAGCTAGTAACTATTGAAGAATATGATACGGGTTTTGGTCACTCTATGCAGTTTGAAGTGTTTGGTCAATCGGCAATTAATGTGATAGAACACGATAAGAAGTTAGCACAAGGACAAGTTGTTAATATAGATTTTTATATTAAGAGTAGAGAATATAAGGGAAAATTCTACAATACTTTAATGATTAAAGAAGTAAGAATAGAAGATACCGCAACTCGTTTAGCTGAAGAATCAGCACCATTTTAATTAATTCTGATAGTGCCTAGACTAAATCCTTTTTTTTTTCAATATTTAGTTTAGTTAATTTTTAGTTTAGGCATTATCTTCTATATTTATACATATGAAAAAAACATACTTCAATCACGATTCAGTAGCAAGATTAGACATTAGAGTAATAAAGCTAAGGTCAAAACTTTCTTACGAAGGTTATGGAATATTTTGGGCGGTATTAGAATTATTATTTACAGAAGAAAATAAACTATGTGTTGAAGACTATGATTCTTTAGCGTTTGGTTTACAATGTGATCCTAAGATTTTAAAACAAGTTATTGAAGATTTTGATTTGTTTGTAGTAGAAGATGGTTGTTTTTATTCAAGGCGTTTAAATAATCATATAGAAGAAATAAACAATAAGTCAAATAAAGCAAAAGAAAGCATAAATAAAAGGTGGAATAATACGAACGTAATACGAACGTATAACGACCGTAATACTAGTAAAGTAAATAAGAGTAAAGTAAATAAAAGTAAAAGTATAGAAGAAAGAATATTGGATTTTAAAAAATCCATTCAATCAATTGAAGGAATTAGTGATGATGATAAGGAAAACTTCTTCTTGTATTGGACAGAGAAGAATAAGTCAGGAAGTAAATTTAGAGCAGAAATGGAAAAAACATTCTCAATTCCATTACGACTTAAACGATGGTCTAGTAATAACTTCAATAAACAAAAATCAAGATTTCCCGATTACTTTGATTCATTACTAATGAAACGTATGGATGATTCATCTAAAAAAGAATATGAACAGCACCTTAAACAATTAGGATATACCACAGAATATAATCCGAACGCAGGTCAAAAGTGGGTTAAGAAATGAAAGAGTATCAATTACAAAAAGAAGTATGTAAATATTTAGACTTAAACAATGTTTTATATTGTGGATCAATGGGCGGTCAATATCAAGCACATATGAGTCAACGCATCAAAGCAAAAAAGAGTGGATATAAAAAAGGATTCCCCGACATTTTTATTTATGAACCACGAGCAGGGTATCACGGATTAGCAATAGAATTAAAAGTAGGATATAATAAAGCAACAAAAGAGCAGTTAGCTTGGATTAAAAATCTAACCGACAAAGGATATGTCGCATCTGTTTGCGTAGGAATAGATGAAGCATTAAGAATAATCGAAGGTTATTTAGCGTTATGAGAATTAAAAGAACATTTTTTAATAGCAGAAATGAAGATATTTATTCTGACTATGAAGATATCAACAATTATTTGTTTATAATTTTTTTTAATTCAGGTGCAACACTAAGTTTTATTTTAAGAGATTTGAAAGAAAATAATAATGTAGTAAATTATATTTATAAAAAACTACATACTAGATTTGGTAATATTATTGAAGTTGAAACAAGCAGAATATCTAATGTAGAATATAACTTAATGAAACAGGCAAATATACCCTCTATTACAAAGATATGTTAAACAAATACCTGATTGAGAACTATGACAAGCTAAAAGACATGGCTTTCAATATAGCGGGTAAAAATGGAAAAGATGATTTATTAAGTTTTGTAATTGAAGAACTATATAAATGCGACCAAGAGAGAATAGATGAAATCATAGAAAAGAATCAACTAACATTCTACATAGCTAGAGTAATGCTTAACCAATACCATTCAAAGACAAGTCGATACTATTACAAATACAATAAGTATTACGAATACCACACCACCACCACAATAGAAAGTATAAGTGCTGACAATGTTGATTACACCATAAAAGAAAAAGAGCTTGTAGAAGAACGCTTAGATTGGATAGAAAAAAAATTAAAAGACTTGTATTGGTTCGATGCTCAAGTATTTAAAGTATATTATTTAGAAGAACACAGTTTAAATAGTATGGCTAAAGCAACCAAAATCAATCGCAACACATTATTCAAAGCAATTAGTAATGTAAAAAAGTATTTAATTAACGAAAAATAATTATGTTTAACGATAGAGAAGAAGAAATAGTAGCCAACGTCATTGTTGGAATAGTAACTATATCAGTATTAACTTTATTAATAATAGCGATATTATGAAAAAAACAAGAATAATAAGAGCATTAAAAAAATATGATAGTGAAATTTTAAAAAAACAAAAGGTGTTTAGATTTGAAGATGAAAAGGGAAAAATATATTTTTTAGGTGAAGAAAAAATGTATATGACAATTATAACAGATGCAATAAACACAACATTACAAAAGGTTTTTGAAATAATAGATGATGAAAAATTACAATCAAAAATAATTAAAGAATTAAAAAATGTCAAAAAGTAAAGGTTTAGGCGATTCAGTCGAAAAGGTTTTAAAAGCAACAGGAATAGATAAGGTGGCTAAAAAGGTTCTTGGCGACGACTGTGGTTGTGAAGAAAGAAAAGAAGCGTTAAATAAAATGTTTCCCTATGCAAAGGTTAGACAATTCACAGAAGATGAAATGTCAATATATGAATCTGTATTACCAAGAATAGGTAGCACTATAAGTGGACAAGATCAAGCAACATTAGTTAAGCTATACAACAAGGTGTTTAACTCTAATAAGAAAACAAGTAGCTGTGGAAAATGTGTTCAACAAACAGTAGCACAGTTAGCTAAAGTATATGTTAATAGTTGTAAAATAGAAGACAATGGATGAACAAATGTTTAGATTTTGCTGTAGATGCGTTAGAATGAGTTTAATTGATCCTGATACGGGATGTTATTTCTGCGGTGGTAAATTTGTTTTAGCATCATTAAAAGATGATTTAAAACTTAAAAGAAAAAAGGAAGTTGCAGAATCACACTAAAGTATATCTAAACTTTTTTGGTTATGACGAAGGTTCGACCATACTATGCGAAATGTGTAATGATGTAGCAGTAGACATACACCACCTAGAAAGACGTAACAAGACCAAGAATGACTATGTAGAAAACTTAATTGCTGTGTGTAGGTCTTGTCATATAAAAGCTGAATCAGACAAATGCTTTAATATGTATTGCAGAATAAAACACTTAGAGAACACTTGTATTCAAATATATAGTTTAATAGAATTAGAAAAAAGATTAAAAGAATATGAAGATAGAAAGAATAGAGATAAATAAATTAAAACCTGCTACATACAATCCTAGACAGATTAGTAAAAAGCAATACAAGGACTTAGAAGAAAGCATAGATAAGTTTGGATTAGTAGACCCTATAATAGTTAATAAAGATATGACCATTATTGGTGGACATCAGCGTTATAAGATATGGACAGAAAAAGCAAAGCAAAGTGGTATAGATGATATAACAATACCTTGCGTAGTATTAGAGCTTAACAAAGAACAAGAGAGAGAATTAAACATAAGACTTAATAAAAGTGGTGGTGAGTTTGATTTAGATATATTAGCAAATGAATTTGAAATAGAAGAACTAAAAGATTGGGGTTTTAAAGAAATAGACTTAGGACTTAATATAGACAAAATAGATATTGAAGAAGAATCTAAAAATGATAATTATATTGTAACTATCACAGAAGACGATATAAGCAAAGCTAATGCATTATATAAAGAATTAAAGGATAGGGGTTTAAATGTAAAAATAAAGCTATAACGGTTTAAAAACGGAATGATATGAATAAGTTTCCAAATAAAGCAACACAGTTTAGTTCTACTAATCAACCTAAGAAGAATGGTAGACCAAAAGGTAGAAGAAATGTAGCTACAGTATTAAAAGAATTACTATCAACACAAGATACTAATATGGGTGGTGAAGGTGACTTCGGTTCGCCAATAGCTAAGATGTTAATACAAATAGCGTTCCATAAGGACTCAAACAACAATGAAAAGTTAAAAGCAATCAAAGAAATATTAGACAGGATAGAAGGAATGCCGGATCAAAATGTTAATGTAACTGCAACCCCACCATCTTGGATTAACGAAGAAGATGAAACAAGCTAAACCATATTATGATGTAAAGAACTCAACCAAAAGGATTTGTGTTTTACAAGGTGGAACAAGAAGCGGTAAGACATATTCTATTCTCCTTGCGTTGATTGAGTTTGCTTATAAGAACAAAGGTAAAGGACTTTATATCACAATAGCACGTAAGACTATGCCGTCATTAAGAGGCACTTCTATGCGAGATTTTTTTGATATTCTAAAAAAAGAAAATCTATATAACGAAGAACATCACAATAAATCTAATCACCTATATTCATTATATGGAAACTATTTTGAATTCATAAGCGTTGACCAACCTGCAAGAGTGAGAGGTAGAAAACGTGAAATACTTTTTTTAAATGAGTGCAATGAATTTGGATTTGAAGAGTATACTCAACTCGCACTTAGAACCACATTTAAAATTATAATTGACTTCAATCCATCTGACGAGTATCATTGGTTATACACACAGATAATAGATTCTGATAGAGATGATGTAGATTTTCACATATCTACATATAAAGACAATCCATTCTTAGATAAAGAAACAGTAAAAGAGATTGAAAGATTAAAAGAAGTGGATGATAATTTATGGCGGGTTTTTGGTGAAGGGCAGCGTGGGGTCGCCACAGAAACCATTTTCCCGTCATTTAATATAATAGACACTATTCCTGATAATGCAAAAGAAATAGCATTAGGATTAGACTTCGGATTTAGTGCAGACCCAACATCATTAGTGAAAGTATACAAACACGATTTAGATTTGTATGTTGATGAACTAATTTATGAGAAAGGATTAACTAATCAAGATATTGCACATAGAATCAAAGACTTAGGAATAGACAGAAGCATAGAGATTTATGCAGATAGTGCTGAACCTAAATCAATAGAAGAGATATTCAGAATGGGTGGTATTAATATCAAACCTGCTAAGAAAGGTGCTGATTCTATTCGTATTGGTATTGATGTTTTAAAAAGACATAAACTAAATGTAACTAAAAGAAGCGTTAATGCAATTAAAGAATTTAGAAACTACAAGTGGATTAAAAACAAGAATAACGAGATAACAAACAAACCAATAGATGCTTTTAATCACGCAGTTGATGCAGTTAGATATGTTGCATTAAATAAGCTGATGGTATCGTATTCAGGGAAGTATTATATATCGTAAAGACAAATAACAACAATTTATATTTATTAGTAATGAAAGAGGTTAAATTAACAATACCTGATAAGTGGTCTGACATAACAATAGAAACTTATCAAAAATATGTAGAAATACAGCAAGGCAGAGGAAGTGAGAAAAACAAAGTCATCAAGAGTTTAGCGTTATTATGTAACACTACACCCTTTGTTGTAAAGAAGATGGCTTATAAAGACTTATTAGAGATAATGGGGATAATTAAAACAATGATAGACACAGAACCTGACAAAGAAGAATTTAGAAAGACGTTTATGTTTAAAAAAGAAGAATATGGTTTTGTTCCTAATCTTTCAGGGATTAGCACAGGAGAATATATTGACCTTGAAAACTATTGTAAAAACCCTATTGAAAACTTACATATTATTATGTCAATCTTATATCGTAAGATAACATTTAAAAGAAATGAAAGATATACTATTGAAAGCTACAATCCCAATGAGTTCAAAGAAGAAATATTCAAAGACTGTCCAATGGATATAGCATTAAGTAGCTTAGGTTTTTTTTTGACTTTAGGAGAAAGATTGGCGATGACTTCGCACAACTTTTTACAACAACAGGAAATGAAACAACAAAAGGTGTAAGTATGCAAAGCAAATGGGGATGGTATAATATACTATATTCTCTTTGTAATGGTGACATCTTAAACATTGATAAAATAACAAAAATACCAATCTTGGAAACGCTAACATATTTAGCATATACGCAAGATTATAATAATAAACAAAGAAACAATTATGATAACTTTTAGAAACGTAGTTGGATATTTAGAAACAATAGCTGAAAAGCATTACGAAATAAATAGCTTTCACTCAGGAATGATGGATGAAGTGGATTTGAATAAGTTAGGTGCTACAGACTATATTATTCTATATGCAGAGCCAGGCACAGTAATAGTAGACAAAGGTCTTCAAACATATACGTTTTCTATTTACGTAATGGATATGGTTAGTGACCAAATAGGTGATGACCCTAATAGACAACGTGTTGGTCGTGTTGACACATTTTCACAAACGCTAAACATTATGAATGATGTTATTAATGAGTTTCATCAAAACTTACATCCCGATTTAAGTTGGGTTAATAGCGATGTTGTTTTAAGTCTACCTATTAACGCAGAACCTTTTACTGCTAGATTTGATAACACACTAACAGGATGGGCGGCTACTCTTAACATCCAAGTTCCAAATCAAAATAATCTTTGTATTGCACCAATAGACCCTAACGATTAATGGAGTTTACTAATACTATACAATCATTACAGAAACTTGGTAGCGATGTTGTCAAGGAAGGTAAGAGTATATTGAAGCGAAAGAAAAAGACAACAAGTAGAAACACATTATATAACGACTATGATTATTTGGTTACTGCGTCAGATTCATCAGTAACATTAGAATTTGAATTTGGTGGTGCAGAAGATTATTGGGCATTTGTTGATGAAGGTGTAAAAGGTGCAGGAGGATATAAGGGTAGTGGAAAAATGAGAGGTCAAGGAAGTCCGTTTAAGTTTGCATCTAAGATGCCTCCAAGAAGTGTTATAGATAGATGGATAGTAGGTAAACCACTTGCTCAAGCAAGAGATAAAAATGGTCGTTTTATACCAAGAAAGAGTTTGGCGTTCTTAATACAAAGAGCAATATACCAAAGAGGATTAACAAGAACACAATTCTTTAGTAAACCATTTACACACGAACTAAATAAACAAACAGATAAAATAACAGAAGCATTCGCTAATGACTTAGAAGCAGCATTAGATGAATCATTAAAATAATAGAATATGGGATTAGGAAGTATATCATTTGAACAAGAACCTGTAAACACAACAGACAAAGTTCCT